ACGACTGCCAGGTCAGCTAATGAATTTCTTTACGATGATCCTTTCGTTCGTCGAAGAAATTTATCAATTTTACCTTGTGACGATGGAAATTTTGTTCCTAATTTCGGTTTGTTGTCTGCCGAAGCCGGTACAAAATTTACCGATGATTATGGCCGACAAGACCTTAGTCTAATAAGTCTAAATGATTTATTGAGCACATCTTCTTTGCTTTTCGGAGCAAATCACGATGATGATCATGATCCGACGTTATTACAACAACAGGTTGGTTTCACTCCTGAACAACCTGGCTTACAACCAGGAGCAGCAATATTTAATGCAAAAAAGAACATAGAACTAACACTCGACGAAGGCACTTATGGACCAGGTGTCAACAGAAGTATTCCATTGACAATATTCCAAAGGACAAAAGACGCTTCGTCTAATCAAGTGACATTTTTTGATATCAGTAATCTTTATTTTGGTAGCAGGATACTACCAGGTTCTTTTTTATTAAAAGACAATAAATTAACTGGATCAGCCGGCAAAATTTCCATTTCACTTAAGGACGATGGATTTGGGAACATTTATCGCTCAGACTCATTAACAACTCCTTGTTCTTGGAACTCTGTCGGCAATATTTTTTATGATGAAGGAATAGTTGTCATCAAGAGTCCGCATCTCTATTTTTTTGGCAAAGATGGATACGAAATTTCATTTAAGGGACAATACAATTTATACACTTCCAAATATGAGATTTTGGCACCTGGAGGCCTGATAAATTCTTCGTCCAATCCAACATACGCCAGAGTACAAGATACCATTAAGCCGTCACAGGATCCCCTGGACAATGATTCATTTGTTTATATATCTAATTTAAATTTTCATGATGAAAATTTAAATGTCATTGCTAAGGCCACTTTTGCACAGCCTTTTATAAAGCGAGACGGTGATAAAATTTTGGTAAAAATAGCATTTGATTTTTGATTAAATCATGTCTTCTAGTCTTAAAAAAAAGAAGAAAAAAAGCAAGCGCCGAGGACATTACCATCGAGGCACACATGTGTCGCCTCTTGCTGGTGAATGCAAATATCGTAGCGGTTGGGAACAGAAATTTTGTGTTTATTTGGATTCGTTAATTGACGTAAAATCATGGTCTTACGAAAAACTGGTTATCGAGTATCTTTCAAATAAAAAGACAGGCAAGATACGCAAATATTACCCTGATTTTTATGTAGAATATCTCGATGGTACGAAGGTAGTATACGAGATAAAGCCCCGCCGCAAATTGGAACAAGCTACAGTAAAGAAGAAGATGGAGGCCGCCGAACGCTGGTGCTTGATGCATGGAGCCACCTACAAAGTATTAACAGAAATTCAATTGAAGGACATGGGTCTATTATAGAAAAGTTTTATCTCGTGTCACTCAGTCTTATAGTGCAATATGTCCAAATTTATTCTCGGTCTCGATGTTTCCACTTCGGTGACGGGAGTCTGTGTGCTAAATCCAGAAGTCGATGAAGTCGTTGAAAGTTCTCACATCGTTTATTTGGACAGGATAGAGTTTAAGAAATGCAAGACTTTCTTCGAGAAAGCCGACGTCGTGGCCTTAGAGCTGGCTTCGTTGTGCAACAAGTTTCCTGGCAACTATCGCGTCGCTTTGGAAGAGCCTCTTTTGGGTTTTCAAAAGGGGATGTCGTCGGCCGCGACGATAACGACGTTGATGCGGTTCAACGGGATAGTCTCCTACATCTCTAGGGAAATATTTAAAGTTGATCCAGAGTACATATCAGCTTCCCACGCTCGAAAGTTGTGCGGCATAAAGATGCAGAGGAATTCGATAGCTGGAATGAGCGGAAAAGAACAAGTTTTCAAGCATATGTCGGAGAACGATTTGAAACATGTTCAGTGGCCGCTGAAGAAGAGTGGCGCTCCAGTTGATTGGTCTCGAGATGCCACTGATGGTTATGTCATCGCTCGGGCCGCCATGGTCGAAGGCCCAGTGAAAAATTGATAAGGTCAGTGGTATAATGATGATGTGCTGGTTTCTGTCACCGATAAAATAAAGTTTTATGAATCCATTTTTGGTCGAGGTCGACTATCGGGCAATGGTAAAAATTTCGATGTTAGATGTCCAATATGTGCTCCATTGGACCCGACGAAAAAAAAGTTGTCTATTCGTCCACAAGACGAAGCAAATCACTGCTGGACATGTGGATGGAAATCTCGGACCCTTGCTCCTCTGCTCAGGAAATATGGCACACAAGAGCAGCTGAACTCTTATCGTGAACTAATTGGAGATTCTTCTACAACAAATAGATTTGTCACAGCCGAAATTGTCGAGAACCAAAAGATATCGCTACCAAAAGATTTTAGATTGTTGGTCCAAGCTGGAGACACAGACCCAGACGTCAAAGCTTTATGGAGATACATCTATTCTCGTGGTTTAACCGATCGCGATGCCTGGTATTTTAAATTTGGAATATCAGATGAGCCTCGATGGAAAAGGCGAGTCATCATGCCGTCTTTTGATTCTCAAGGCAATTTGAATTATTTTGTAGCCCGGGCTGTAGACAAAGACAAGAAACCCAAATACGACAACCCTGATGTCGACAAAAATCCCATCATATTTAATGAGATAAATTTAGATTGGTCGAAACGACTAGTTTTATGTGAAGGAACATTCGATCTTGTTAAATGCCCCGAAAATTCTACCGCTTTATTGGGCTCAGATTTAGACGAACGTCATGAGTTGTTCAATAGGATCTTGCTCCATGGCACTCCTGTCGCTCTATCTCTCGACGGCGACATGTGGAACAAGAAGACTCCCAAGATCGTCCAAAAGTTAGAAGAATACAACATCGATGTTGTTGTAGTCGATGTTAGACCATGGGGAGATCCCGGCGCGATGACAAAAGCAGAATTTGAAAAAGCTCTCGATGAAGCCCGTCCCATGGGATGGAGCGATATATTCGCCGGTCGTCTACAAAAAGCTTCAACGACCAGCTTTAGACTATAAAGCTTGAACAGTACAATCTAACTATAATACATTATTTATAGCAAATCTGCTAGTCCTCAATGACTAGAAAAACATGACACTGCGAATAGCCCATACCGCCGACATCCACATTCGGTCTCTTTCTCGACACGACGAGTATCGAGAAGTATTCACCGAATTCATCAAAGATTGTAAAAAGAACAAAGCAGATCACATCTTCATCGGTGGGGACATCTTCCACACAAAGACTTCGGGCATATCGCCAGAATACATCGAGTTTTTGACGTGGTGGTTAGAGGCCATGTCAAAAGTTGCCCCTGTTCATCTTACATTGGGCAACCATGATGGGAACTTGGTCAACCTATCTCGACAAGACGCCGTGTCTCCCATCGTTGCCGCCTTGGACAACCCGAGGATCCATCTCTATAAAAAGAGCGGAATGTACGAATTTCATCCTGGCTATACATGGTGCATTTATAGTCTTTTTGACGAGGAAGGATGGAAGGAAGTTAAGCCCGTCGCGGGTAAGGTCAACATAGCCTGTTATCATGGTCCGGTTCGAGGTTCAAAAACGGAAACCGGATGGGAACTGGACGACGGACTCACGACAGATTTCTTCAAAAATTATCCATTTGTGCTCCTTGGTGACATCCACAAGCGACAGCATCTAGCTTATAGGGACGACAAGCCTTGGATATCTTATGCTGGAACTCCGTTGCAACAGAACTACGCGGAAGAGCTGGAACATGGATATCTTCTATGGGATATAGATGATGAATCAAAATGGGACGTTAGCTTTAGAAAGCTTCCCAATCCGAAGCCTTATGTGACGCTGACATGGTCAGGTTCGACAGAAGACGTCATTAAAGAAGCTTCCAATTATCCAGATGGTTCACGCTTCCGTATTCGTAGCTCCCAGCAGTTGACTCAAAAAGATTTTCGAGATCTCAACGAGAACTTGAAAGGCAAGAAGCTGGCTACCGAAGTAACTTTTAAGTCTGATTTTGTCATCGATAAATCCATCGTAAAGACGGGTTCGACGACACTAGCCAAAGCCGACCTCAGAAGCCCAGACGTCTTGACAAAGCTGGTCAAGGATTTTCACAAGTCTTCGCAATTTTCGGAAGAAACGTGGGACTCCGCTCTTGAGCAGGTGAAGTCGTATTTGTCTACCGTCGCAAATTCTGAAGAGTCGACACGAAATTCTAAGTGGACTCTCAGGTGTCTAGAATTCGACAACATGTTTACGTATGGCCCAAAGAACTTTATCAATTTCGATAAGCTCAACGGAATCGTTGGGATATTTGGTTCCAACAGGCTGGGCAAGTCTTCCGTCGTCGGAACCTTGATGTATTCTCTTTTCAACACCACGGATCGTGGTCCGATGAAGAACCTCCACGTTTGTAACATAAGGAAGCCGTATTGTTCTTCCAAAGTTCTTATCAATCACAATGGGACAGATTATGTCATTGAGCGTCAGACTACAAAGAGCGAAAACAAGAAGGGCGTGACCACGGCCGCGACGGCCCTCAATCTTTTTAGGATTAATGACGATGGTGAGGCAGAAGATTTAGCCGGTGAGCAGCGGACGGATACCGAAAAAGCGATCAAGACCCTCATCGGCAATCACGAAGATTTTTTGATGACTTCATTGTCTGCCCAAGGAGAGATCAATCAGTTTATTTCCCAGGGATCTACAAAGCGTCGAGCAATCTTGTCTAGATTCCTGGACCTAGACATCTTTGATAAGATGCATGAGTTGGCCAACAAAGAAGTCAACGTGCTTAAGGCGCAGCTTAAGAATTTCCCCCCCAAGGAGTGGTTGCCCATTATCGAAAAGTGCAACTTTGACTTGGAAGAGTGCGAAAGAACAATCGATAATTTGACAAAAAAGTCGCAAGAAGAACAGATCAAGTTATCTCAATTGCAGCTAGAATTATCTAAACACAAAGACACGACACCGATAACTCGTTCGCAGGTGGAAACTTATGCCCACCAAGTAACATTTTTGGAAAAACAGGCAAAAAGTTGTCAAGACTCTATTCAAAGGTTGGAGGAAGAGACGCAGGACTATGTTGTCAAATTAGAAACAATAAAGAACGTTAAGGCCGAGAATAACATAACCGTCCTTCGAGCCCGCCTCGATGCCTACAAGAAATTGGAAACATCTCTTTCAACCTTGAGGCACATCCACGAGAAAGAATCGACTCAATTAAAACAGTTCCAAAAATCATTAAAAATATTGGACGAGGTGCCCTGTGGCGACGACTATCCAAGTTGCAAGTTCATAAAAGATGCACACATTAATAAAGAAAAGATGTCTACCCAATCAGAAAAAGTCGAACAAGCTTTAAAGAATCTCAATGAGGCCCAGTCGGCTCTCGATATCATCAATAATGAAAATGTTTTGGAGCGGGTCAACAAGATGGAAAAGCTTTTGACCTTGGAGTCCAAATTGCAACTGGATTTATCTCGAAAAGAGACTGAGCTCGCCAGGATAAAATCTTCATGTGACAAGCAAAGGATAGAAATGACTTCTGCCAGAGATAGACTAAAGTTGCTGGAAGAAGCTTTAAAAAAGGAAGAAAATGCCGAAGCAGTTTCTATTAAGTCCAATATGGAGACGCTATCAGAGTCAATCAAGCTCTTGGATTCCATGAAATTTGAGGCGGCCACAAAAAAAGGCAAGCTAGCTGCAGAGCTTGAAAAACTAAGAGAAGAAAAGACCATTAGGGACGACTTGTTGGAAAAGATGAAGGTCCATGATTTAGTGGCTTCGGCTTTCTCCAAGCGAGGCATCCCTACGATAATCACAAAATCGCAATTGCCGGCCATCAATGCCGAGGTGGCAAAGATACTCCATGGCATTGTCGATTTTTCGATAGAACTTGAAAATGACGAAGAGTCAGACAGCTCCGAGATCTATATCAACTATGGTGATTCTCGTAGAATCATCGAACTGTGTTCAGGAATGGAAAAGACCATCGCTTCTCTGGCGATTCGTGTCGCAATGATCAATGTGTCTTCTCTCCCACGCCCAAATATCTTTATTATCGATGAAGGATTTGGAACCTTAGACGATGCTTCTGTCGAGGCCTGCAATCGCTTGTTGACGTCTCTAAAACGATATTTTAGAGTGATTATAGTAATTACCCATGTCGATGGCATTAAAGATGTTGTCGACCACGTATTGGAAATAACAAAGAACGAAAAAGATGCAAGAATATCCTATGGAGAAGAATCATGACCGAAGATTGGCTGCCTTATCCACGAGACAGGAAGATGAAAGACAAAGGAAGTTACATCGTTATTGTGCCTTCGTCTTATGATGAGAGCAAGCGAAAGGATATGCCTTTATTTTGTGGGGTGTGCAATTTTTCTTTTTCCCATAAGGAAGATGAAATTTCTTTCAAAGAATTCCAATGCTGTACGACCTGCGCTGATACGTGGGCCTATTCTCACAGGACAGAGTGGGAAAAGGGATGGCGGCCATCGGTTGAGCAAGTTAGTGTCAATAATCAAAAAAGACTTTTTGTCAACACCGATATACGCTTTGAGTAGAATTCGTTATATTTAGGTAGAGATATTTTATGAGCACGATAGATCTTGCAGCGTTGGGACAGGCGATAGACACCACATGGGGTCGTTCGTCTACGCCAAAGACGGCTTCGTATTCCGTTAAATTTAGCTTTGTTGGCGACATGCTACTGGCTTCTTACCAGGCCATAGTTAACTTTGCTACCGAAAAAGAGATGATAACGATGAAGCGAGGCTACTCCGAAGAATCGGTGAAGGTTATTGACGCCGTTCTAAAGAACGTCAAGTCCGTCTATAAAGATTTGACCGGTAAGACGTTATCCATCAAGGAACATTCTACGACCGATTCTATCGAAGTCATTGGTTTCAACGTTCACAATCCAAAGCGGACAGCTTACTTCCGAAGAAAGACAACTTTCGAGCTTGCATGATAAAGCCGCTGACAAGAAGCGAACAAATAAAGGAAATAATCCGCTGCGGTAAAGAACCCGTCTACTTCATGCGGAACTACGTAAAGATCCAGCACATGTTGCGGGGTCTTGTTCCTTTTGAGACTTATGATTTTCAGGATGATTGTGTTAAATCATTTGAAGAGAGTCGTTTCAACATAGTCCTTAAATCTAGGCAGCTGGGTCTTTCCACGGTTACGGCGGCTTACGCCACATGGTTCGCTATTTTTAAAAAGGATAAGAACATCTTAGTCATAGCCACAAAGCTATCGACTGCCATGAACTTCATTAAAAAAATAAAGATCATGCTGGACGGTCTACCGCCTTGGTTGTTGTTAACGAAATACGAACCAACGAAACAATCGATAGCCTTCGCCAATGGTTCTACAATAACAGCCATACCAACAAGTCCCGACGCCGGTCGGTCCGAAGCCCTGTCTTTGCTCATCGTCGATGAAGCTGCTTTTATTAGAGACTTTGAGGATATCTGGACCGGTCTCTATCCTACGTTATCCACCGGTGGCAATGCCATCATTATTTCAACTCCTAATGGTGTTGGAGGACAGTACTATCGTCTCTGGATGGACGGCGAGACCAAACAGAATGAATTTAATACCATCAAGCTGCCATGGTGGGTCCATCCTGAGCACGACCAAGAGTGGTTTGATAAAGAAACAAAGAACCTGCCAAAGCGAAAAGTTGCCCAAGAATTTTTGTGTGATTTCATATCATCAGGCGACACATTCCTCCAGCCTACAGAGCTAGAATATCTTCGTGAGATGATTCGACCACCTCTGGAAAAGAAAGGTCCGCAGAGCGCAGTTTGGATCTGGAGTCGACCATCTTCCGGCAAAAAATACATCATCGGCGCCGACGTAGCTAGAGGAGATGCAGGAGATTTCTCTACTTTTCACGTGGTCGATAACGAGACTTGCGAAATTGTTGCTGAATATATGGGTAAAATACCCCCGGATAAATTCGCCGATTTGCTTTCTGAATACGGCAAGATGTATAACGATGCATTGCTGTGTCCGGAGCAAAATACATTTGGGTATTTTACCTGTGTCAAATTACGAGATGAAGGCTACCCGCACCTGTATTACCAAAGCTCTTCCGGAGATCATTTCGAATACAAGTCCACAAATCCAGATGCGATACCTGGCTTCTCGACGCAGACAAAAACCAGGGCACAGATCCTAGCCAAATTAGAAGAACTCATCAGGAACTCCGTCGTCAAGGTTTATTCACAACGACTATACGATCAACTCCAGGCATTCATCTGGAACGGCAATAGGGCCCAATCCTCCAAGGACGCTCACGATGATCTCATCATGAGCCTGGCAATCACTGTCTGGTTATCAGCAGGAGAATCAGGGATCAACGAGCAGGCCATGGCCATGTCCTATGCCATGCTCAAAGCCACAAAATTAGAACGCAACACCAATATGCCAGGCGACGTCAACTCTGCCAAACCATTGGTAAATCCAGCCATCTCTGGTCAGGTCCCAAGCCCAAGAGACGTATTTAAGCCCAAGGACCCCGCTTCGGTGCGCCACGCCGACGTTTCTGACTTTTCTTGGCTGTATCGTTGAACAGTAGATAATATGTATAGGAGCTAGATAGAGGATTCACATGTCCAATAAGATCAACATCACAACGCTAAGAAAGATTATTTCAGAAGAGATAGCCAACCTTCACGAGGGCGCCGACCATGATACGGCATCCAAAGTCATGGCATCTGCCGTCAAATTGATCGCGGCCATAGAGTCATTTAAGGAATCAGCCACAGGCAAAGCCAAAGCAGAGACTTCTTCTCATCTTGACGCCCTTGAGAATGTTCTCAAGAATGTTATTAATTCTCCAATGAACTATGTCGATACTCCCAAGCCCACGGCCAAAAAGGTGTCCCTCAGACCCGCTGGCAAAGTAATGTGATTATACGAAAATAAAACAAGGATTACTATAATCCTGAGCGAGAGCCGCGTCCACGATTGGACAGGCAAGACTATATGGCAAGCAAAGACCAAAAACCAAATTCTTTATTTCAGAGACTGTCCAAACTGTTCAAGAGCGGTCCTGTCGTCAAGCGTAAGATAAGGACCCTTGACACGACGATAGCGATGGCCGACAAGTCCAAGTCGTCTGGAGCGTTACTGTTTCAAAAGTCTTTGGCTCCAACTTACGCAACTATCACTTCAAACGCTTATAACCTCTCAGAGCGCCTGATGAGGTACCAAGATTTTCAAGAAATGGAATATTCACTGGCAATTTCTACAAA